TGGAGGATGAGGTCGAGCTTGCCAGAGGCAGCCGCTTCATCCACCGTGTCCAGGAGACCCAGCTTCGTGATGAGACGCTGGAGCAAGCCGTTGGGCTCGTTCATGACGGTGTAGAACGGGTTCTCCACCACCATGACCATGTCCTTGGGCAACGTGAGCTGCTTGCTGATCCCGCCGTTGACGGGTTCGCCGGCATCGTTGACCTCTCGGTCGTCGTACACCATCATCGTGATCTTGCGCGGGTGCCATGCGGCCACCGTGCCCACTCGCAGGTCCTTGATGTCGTAGCTGGACGAGGCCAACGGGTCCATGTCGCAGTCGATCGGGACCACACACGCGGTACCCTGCTCGAAGAGCGTCATGGCGAAGTCTACCTTCAGCGCGAACGCGTTCTGGTCGACGTTAGCATCCAACGTGAAACACCGGTTGAGACCATCGCGGATGATGTCCGCTGCGACGTCGTTCTCATCCAGCCTCGCGTGGTAGAACTCGATCAGCGCGAAGTCTACCGCCAAACGGTTGTAGATCGACCCGATGAACGACCGATCGCTGAAATAACGAGCCGGACTGCGATTGCTCCGAGGGCTCTGGGTGTAACCACCTCCGTAACTGCTGTCTTGAGGAGCGTCACGGAAAGCGTTCCACCCGTGCTTGAGCTCTCGTGTGAGTTGCCTCCGAATCCGTCCCATCTCTCACCTCCTAGTCGAACTGGTCGGGGTGTGCCTTCATCGCCACATAGGCATCTAGCCAGGCGGACACATTGTCAATCTTCTCATCGTTCCGCCGCTTGTGCAGCTTACGATTACCGTTTGAATCCTCCCAGGTAACGGCGTTACCCATGGTGTAGGTGATGATCCGCTCGTCGAAACGAATGAGGCGTTGGTTAGCCTGCTTCTTCATCTCGCCCAGCGGGACCGATTCAGTCCTCGCACCCTGGATTACCTTCTCAATGCCGTATGGGCCCCACTCCCGCTCATAACGGTCCATGAAGGCCTTGGAGTTGTATGGGTCGAAGCCCAACGTACGGATCTCGTACTGGTGAGCCTCAATATGCGCGAACAGGTCGTCGTACACGTCCATCATGTCAAGGACGGTGCCCTCGAAGATGATAAGCGTGCCTTCGGCCATAAACTCTTCATACTTGAGCCTCTTCGCTCCAGGAAGGAGGTCGAGAGTACGTCGAGTGATGTAGCTTCGGCCCTTGAGGCCGAACTCCTCGCGCGGGAGGGGGAAGAGCCATGAGAACGCACAGAAGTCGTCACCCATGGAGAGGTCCACACCCATAGAGCAGTGCATCTTGTCGAACCGGTCAGGAACGAGCGTTGCAAGGGTGGGCTGAGTCTCGTCGTAGGTGAAGAAGAACGTGTAGCCCTCCATGGGAAGGCCGAAACGCTTGGCGAGGATCTCATTGCGGACTGAAGGGAACTGCTTGGCCTTCTTGACATCCGACTCGTAGGTCTCATACGAGACCGTCTTGCCGATGTTCGGCTGGGCCTTGACCCACATGCGAGGATTGGCTACCTCCGAAACGTCGTCCAGCTTGTAGTGCCAGATCGATACATTCGGCTGCTCCGACTCCCCACGGAGGATCGTGATCAGCTCCATCTTGATGTCATCGCCTACGCCGTTGCGGATCACTCCCTCTGACGAGATGGCGATGAGGATTGGGTCCTCGAACTTGGTGGCACCCTGCATGAGCGCGGTGATAACGTTCTCACGCGTGTCGCCCGAAAGCCACTCGTCCACCGAGTTGTACTTCGATCGCAGACCCTGCACCTTGTCGATGCTCATGGGTCGGACCTCAAGGTATGAGTTCGTGAGGAAGTTCTCAATGCCTCGCTTGGTAGAGGCCAGCTTCTGGCGTCCAGACCGTGCTCCGGTCGTGTTGTTCAGCGAGCCGTCAGTGAGAAACTTGAAGAGGGGTGCTTGCCCCTCGGGTCGTTCTTGAGCACGAGTGATTGCGGTCTTGATGGGTGTGATGACCTCTTGGGCCTGGATCATGGTCGGCGCAACCGTGACCTGATGCGTCGTCGAACGGTCAACCGTGAGGAAGAACGCCTGCATGAACGCCACGTACATCGACTTGGCGCCACCTCGTGCAACGATCAGGTACTGCGTGTCCCTCAACCGCTTCTTCACGGTCTTCAGGACAAACGCCTGCTGCTCTACGTCCCAGCGCTCACGCTCGACGAAGATGAACCAAGACAGGAGATCCTCAGCCCAGAGCTTGAAGGAATCGAGCAGGTGGACGTCACCCCCGTCTGTGAGGGTCATCTCCTCTTCGCAGAACTCGATGAACCCATCGATCGCCAGATCGTCGTAGTAGACGTCTGGGTCAGCAATGAGTCGGTCGATCAACTGCATCTGAAGAGAGATCTCCTCACAGACGGGGATGGCACCGCTGAGTACCTTCTCCCGGAACTCCGCGTAGTACTTCGGGGTGGCTGTGTTGCTAAGCACCGATCACCCGTAGTCGGCTACGACGTTCAGCCGGAACTCCAGCTCCTGAATCTGGCGTTCGTACGCGTCTTGCGTGAATCCCGTGGTCGGAGGGTCGAACATGATCTTGGTACGCAGGAACACGTACGTCTTGATCGCGTTCATCCGGGGGTCGGTGTAGAACTCGGCCCAGTCGTTGAGCTTGCTGGTGATCTGGTAGCCGATCACGGGGCCGACACCGAGTTGAGTCAGCGTGCCGAAGGCTCCGTTGATGCCGTTGATGATGTCGACGTCGAATGCCGTCTCCTCCGGTGTGATACCAAGCATGTGCTTGATGTCATCCAGGATGCTGCTCATTGTCACCCCTCCTTCCATGAGAGTGTGCCTAGTTGCCTGCGATACAGGCGTCGAGCTCGTCGGTCGTCGGGTAGGGATTCTGCTCCACCACGTTGGCCGCATCGTTCGACGTGTTGAGAAATGCTTGCAGGTCGTTGAAGTACTCGAGGAACGCCGCGCGCGAGGTGGTCTCATCAGGCGGCGGATCATGCAGAAGGAGGCCGATGAAGCGTGCCTGAGACTTCTGCAGCTGAACGTTGGCCGTCGCTTGTCTCTGCGAATAGCGCGTCCGTGCGTTGATCGTCGAGATCGTCTTCGACAGGTAGTCCTTGTTGCACTGGGTGACTCGAGCGAGCTGATCTTGGGTGTTCTTGACCTCGTTGTTAGCCTTCTGGCTAGCGAAGGCAGCCCATGCCGTGATCATGACCACGACAATCAGCATGACGCCCGCGAGTGTGGGCGTGTGAAGTGTTCCACGTTCGTTCTGTTCGATCCCGTGATCTCGCTTCACGATGTCGTCCACTTCATCGAGCTCCTCTTTGATGTCGCGAAGGGTACGGACGATGTACCCCAGCACGAAGCCGATTGCGCAGCCGAGTAGCAGCCACTCAAGTCTTTCAGGCCAGCCCATCAGCCATCGTCCCCTTCCTTCTTGGTGGGTTTCGGCGGATCTTCATCGCTGTTCTTCGTGAGTGCTTTCTTCTGCGTCAGGACATAAGTCAGAATTGCCCCAACTCCAGTTACGGCGGTGGCATTCGACTGCAGCCCAAACGACGGACCGATCAGGAGAAAAACCGCGCCAAGCACACCCACGAAGAACAGGATGTTGAATTGCCATTCCTTCAGCACGTTCCCTCCCCGGACGGGTCCTAGTTAGCGGTGCACGAGAACAGACTTGATGGCCGCCCGAAGAGCGTCGCGCTGCGTCTTGACGAGATGCATGCGACCGTCGGTGACGGCGTCGTTGAGGAGCTTCATCTCGAGGACACGGTCCTTCTCGAACCGGTCGACGAACTGGTTGACCCTGGTGTCCTTGCGGTCCTTGGGCAGCCCGTCGACGGCGTCCTCGATGGCCTTGATCTTCGGCTTGATGTCCACGCGCCCGCCCGCGACCGCACGGTCGAGGATCTTGACGTCCCACTCCGGAGCGGAGTCACGGAAGTTGTCGACGCGGGGAGAGTGGTCGGGCTTGGGCACGTCTTCCCTGCCCTTGCCGTCGCTGCGCCAGCCGGGGTAGTCCAGCTCGAAGCCGTTCAGCCAGAACGCGCCGAACTGGAAGCTATCACCCCAGTGCTGCTTGAAGTAGGACGCACGAACCACCACGACGCGTCCGGAGACGACCGAGTTGGTCCGAACGAGCACGTCGTTGAGGTCGTCGGGGTTGTAGCCCTTGACCCGGCCGATCATCGTGACGATGTGGCCGAACGGGTTGCTGTCGTGCGGGTCGTCGAAGAACAGGTCCATGCCCTTGCGGAGATCGCGGACCTTGTAGACCCGGAACTCCTTCGGCGTGTTGTCCTGAGCGACCTTGGCCGAGGGGTACTTCGCCGGCAGAGCGCGGGCGTCGTGCGCGATGGCCAGGCACATGCCGTTGGGGTTGTAGCCCAGCTCGGCAGCGGTGTCGTTCTTCTCGAGCCAGGCGATGGTCTCCTTGTAGTCACGCATCGGAGGCCTCCGCATCTGGCGTGGAGGGCTGAGCGGTGGGCGACTCCTCGAAGTCGGGCTCACCCTCGTAGATCTCGACGTCGACTTCCTCGGAAGCTCGCGTCTCGCTGTCGTGGTCGTTCTCGGTCATCGTGCCACCTTCCTGAGCCAGATCTCCCACACTCCACGGCACATGAAGTGGTCGCTGAACATCTTGAACTCGCTGTCGTCGAGCACGTTGAAGCGCTTGGCGTGCACGCGGCCGTCCCGATCGTAGGAACACATCCCGTCGATCGGTCCGTGGCCGGTGTTCTGCCAGGCCTTTAGCTCGTCGGCCATCGAAGTGAAGTTGCCGCCCAGCGCGAAGTCGAGAGTGCGGTCGGGCATGTTGAAGTCGCCGTTGACGAAGCCGAGATCGGCGCCGTGGCCCACCTTGGCGAGCCACTTGGAGATCTTCTCGGCGCACTTGACGTTGACCTCGTGGTTGGGGTCGCCGGGCTTGGCACCCTTGGTCGGGTAGTGGACCGAACCGACGGTGATGCGACCGACTCCGGGCTTGGTGTGCTCGAAGCTGATGGTCGGCATGATCCGATCGGTGCCGTGGGTGTGCATCTCGTCGTTGCTGACGAGGAAGACGTCCTCCAGCTTCTTGGAGCCCTTGGTGATGATCGTGTTGTCGACCGCCACCCAGGCATCGCCGGCGAAGTTGATGGAGTGGTTGAACTGCGACGCGAAGTCGAGCAGGTACTCCTTGTTGTGGTTGTCGTCGGCACCCGTGAAGGCCTCGGTCCCGGTCTTGATCGGGAAGTTGTGACCCTCCGTGAACAGAGCCTCGACATCGTGATGCTGCTGAGCAGCCGGGTCGCTGAACTGCAGCGAGGTGTGCTGCATTCGCAAGTCGAACGTGGGCATTGCTCCTCCTTACCAGAGGTCAGTGTCGCCAGGAGTTCGTTCGACGAAAGGCCGGGGAAGCTGTCTTTCGTCGCCGAAGTGTATGGCGTTATGGGTTTGGGTGGATACGCATATGAGGTACTCCGGGTTAAGGATGTCCTCGTTGAAGTCGACCAGGTCTTGGACCCGAATCGGATTCATGTGGTGGACGAGAATACGGTCGTGTATACCGTGTCCAGGAATGCCCAGATCACACCCGTCATCACGGACTATGACCTCATCCCGAACCGACTTCCACAACTGAGACCCGTAGAAGGCTTGATTGAAGTGACGATCGAACCCGAAAGTCGCTGCGCCGAGCTCACCACCCAAAGATAGGTAGCGAAAGCGAGACAAAAATGCTGTACGCTTCTGAAGTTCACTATAGGTGAGCATTATCAACCATCTCCCGCATAACGAGACATAGCCTCCATGGCCTCCTTGAACTTCTGCTCGCGGAACGTCTCCGACTCCGCTTTGGCACGTTGTGCGACCAAGTACTCCGTCTGGGCCTTGATCCTCTCGACGTTGGCCAATTCTTGCGCCGTACCGAGCCGAACAATCGCGACAACCTCAGTTGGTGAAGCAGTACCCTTGCGGATTCGCTCCTCGATGAGGTTCTCAGCCTGAACCACCAGCTGCTGTACCCTGCGTTCCCTGGTTCTCGCCGGTGGGAGTTGTCGGGGTACCTCTTCGGGAGACCTTTCCCCGCTGCTGGCAGACTTTGGCACTACTTTCACCTCCGATCTGAGGATGATAGTTGATTTCAAGTGTCCCTCCGGGGAAATATGGAGGACAGCAGCGATGGAGAGGAGGGGTATTTTTTTTCGACCCCCTCCCCCCCATCAACAATTTTGAATCACGTCTTGCGTTCGACCTTCTTGTACAGTCCAGTGAAGGACACGTTGGAGAGGATCGACTCAATGGCTTGCTCGACGGCCAGGTCTTGGTCGTCTTGTGAGAGGTCGTCTGATGTGCTCAGTGTGCGAGCGAGAAGGCCAGGTGTATCGAACCCTTCACTTGTGTCAAAGTTCTTCCACAAGTCGTACTCCTCGAAGGGATCGTATGGGTTGGTGGCCAAGCTCAACATGAATTCAGCCATTACACCTCACCTCTCAAGGCAGCAGCCCTCAACGTTGATGCAGGGATGCCCAATGCAGCAGCCACATCTGCTGTTGTGTTACCAGCAGCAAGCATGGCCTTGGCACGAGCACTGATAGCGCTCGTCATCACAGGGTTGGTGCGTGGCATGGCCAGCTCAGCAACCCTCTTCTTGTCTGCATAGGTCAGGATGTCCCTCAGCCTTGATGCGCTAACGGCCCCTGATTGGATAGCATCCCACTGCCTGTCACTGATCTCAATGACGGGCTTCTCTAGGCCTAGGCGTGCACGTGCTGCAGCCTTGGCCTGTCGCTCTGTCTTCTTCTTCCTATCGGAATCGTAGCGCAGAGTGGGATCTTCCTGCATCTTCTGCTTCACCACAGCACCCGCTATGACATCAGCCCTTCTCTGGATAGGCTTCAGGATCTGTGCTTTCCTGAGGTCCTCCGTTAGCTTAGCCACCTCGTCTTTGTAGATCTCCCGGGCTTTGGGATTGATCTTCGGATTCGGCGTGCGAACAGCCTTGAGTCGGGCCGCATTTGCCATGGCCTTCATCTCATTAGCATGATCTGCATAGAGACGTTCCACAGGATCGGCCTTGTCACGTACCAAAGTGTGGGCGTCATCCGTGAGGGACAGACGCTTAGCTTCGGTCATGACGGGTGTCTTCTCGTCGAGGTACGTACCTGTCTTCTTGTCGAACACAGATCGGGTCCTACCAGTAGGTACCGTAATGACACGCCCCGTTTCCGGGTCGATACGGCCACCTTCTTTAGCAGGCCTGTCCTTAAACTCAGGAACCCGGTCCTTAGCCGTAGCCCTCGACAGAAGGGTTGATGCACCACCAGACTTCTTGTCAGTACCAGGGTGTGCCTGATACAGCTCCCTCAGCTGAGCGATGTTGTTGTCGAGCTCGCTCTGCTTGTAGTTCAGCTTGTGCTTCTCCGCATCGATCACCACCATGGAATGCTTGACCGCACGAACGATGTGTTCGGGCTTTGCACCCTGTACGGACATGTCCGTAATGAGATTGGTGATCATCCCCATTTCGAGGCCGGTATTACGCATCAGCTTGAAGTTACCGATGTCATTGCCGTTCTTGTCGACACCGGACTTGACGAAGCCGCCGTACTTGTCCTTTGCGTTGAAGTCGTTCAGAGCGTCGTCGTAGACCTTGCGCTGGGAGCCCATTGACTCGACTCCCTTGACTTTGCCTGATCTGTTGGGGATGACGACGACGGTGTCTCCATCGAAGTCAGCTCCTGAAAGGCGCTCTGCCACAGAGGGGTGAATCCCGATGGCATCGACGGCATTACCGAGAAGGCGCTTAGCCGTGCGATTGTTGTTGTTGACCGTGACTTCAGGGATCTCAAACCGGCCACCATGGGGATAGCGGATAAGGACAACCCTCTCACCAGTCTCGAAGTTCGGGGCATAGATCTCACCCTTGTTCATCTTCGGCATCGGGATGATGACCTGCGTACGTTGACGCGGAAGCGCTGCGGCACGAAGATCCACGGCATCGGAGTCCACCTTGTCGGCGAAGTCCTCATAGGCCGCCTTACGAACGACAGGATTGGTGATCTTGTCGATCTCGGCCAGACGATTGCGAATGTCGTCACGAGTGGTCTGCAGTTGCGACTTGATGAGGGAATGCGGCTGCTTAGCCAACATCTGGGATGGAATCGAGTTCCGCCATGCTTCCCAGTCACCTTCCTCGTTCACGAGGTTGAGTGCTGACTTCACACGCTCGTTGCCCTTGGGATCGAGCTCCACGATCTGACGCTTGATGATCGACCCGAACGGATTGTCCTTGTCGATGACATCGTTGCCGTTTGCATCCTTGACGGTCTTCAACGGCTTGAGTGCGTCGAGCTTCGCAGTGCCCTTCGGCTTGTTGGAATGAACCTCGAGGTCCACACCATCGGGCAGGTCGTTCTTCAAGACCGCCATACCCTTGATGTAGTGAGATCCATCCACCATGATCCGAACCTGAGCGTAAGTGTTCTTGCCCATGTCCAAATCCTTGACCCCAGGACGAACGTAAACCGTTCCATCCTCCAAGCTCTCGGGAACGACCCGAATCCGCTTCGACGAGATCGACAACGGGTCGTGAATCCCGAAGTACGTCAATCCGTCGTTCTCAGTCCACTCACCCAACGTGTGGATGTCGTTTGCCATCTTCTTGGCTCCGCCGAAACCGGTTCCCGGTGGAACGATGACTCGCTGGTTGGTGAAGTGCGTGGTACCGACATTTCGGGTCTGGAGGTTGTAGGTCTCGTAACCCTCATCGCGAAGTACCGAAAGAGCAGCGTTGAGCTTGGTGTCGGCGATGCCGAGCTGCAGATCGACACCCTTACCGACGTCGACGATCTTGTGCTTGTCCACAGCTGCACGAACCACATCCACAGTGTTCGCGAGCTTCGACTGCTTCAGGTTGTCCGCGTTCTTGAGGCGCAAACGAACCGTCGGCTGTGGGATCCCCAGATCCTTGGCGATCGCATCGAGACTGACGCCCTTCTCCTTGAGCTGTACGGCTCGCTGGGTCTGCTCCTGAACGATCACATCCTTCGCAATCGTCTTGGTGGCACGGAGGTCAGCAACCGAAAGACCCATGGCCTGGGCAATCTCGGTTTCCGGAATCTTGGGGTTTCCGGACTTCAGGTCGTCGATCATCGCGTAGAAGTTGCGACTACGACCGTAGGCGTCCTTACCGGAACCCCACGGGTAGCGGCCGGACTTGCGCTTGATGCCGTAGTGCATCAGCTCGGGGTTGATTCTCTCACTCACAGCATCACCGCCCTCATAGCGTCGATCTCCTTGGTGAAGACCTTGATGGTCTCCATGATCTCTGCGATCTCTGCCGGATCGGCGATCTCCTCGAAGATCTCGTCGTTCTGGTAGATACGCATGATCATCTCGATGTCGAATGGGTTGACGTCGTACTCGATGCAGAACATCGCGCAGTAGATCTTGGGTTGGTCAAACGAACCAGGGTGAACTCCGGTCTTCAGGTCGTGTACCCGAAGAACGCCCTTGTTGAAAGAAATCGCATCGGCGGTACCGAAGCAGTCGTCGTTGATGAAGAGCACCTGTTCTGGAGTCATCCTGAACCCGATGGCATCGTTGACGTACATGCTGAGAGTGGTCCCGTTCTTGTCCAACCTGACGCGCTCCTTGATGCAGAAGGCGGCAAGATTGTGAAGGCGTGTGCCCCGTTCGGACAGGAACTTGTTCTCCCAGATCCGCTTCATCTTCTCGAGATCGTAGCGGATCCAGTGGTACTTGCTGGCACCGAGGAAAGCGTGCTTGCCCTCAACCTGCCAGTGATTGTTGAAGCGCAAGAAGCACCTCCTTCTCATTCTCGGGATAGATGAAGGCAGTAAACACGTACTGCCGCCAGTTGCCTACGTACCACCGTTGGTTCGGCTGCTCTTTGGACTTCTCCGACAGCTTCACCTCGAGGAACGCCCACTTAGAGTGGTGCAACACAGTGAGGTCAGGTATTCCCTGAATGTAGTTCGGGTCGTTGATGATGACGATGGTGTCCACCAACTTCTTCCCTGGCATGAGCTTGTAGATCTCTTTGACCAGGTACTCTTGATAGTCGCGTTCTTTCATCTCACCTCCTTGGGAGAAAGAAAAAAAGGGAGTACGTGATCACATATCTCTGATTTCAGCGTAGACATATGGTACTCTCTTCATTATAACACGTGTTTTTACTGCCCAGAGACAAAACTGTAACCCCGTGTTAGTTGGGGTTACAGTTCTTGGTCACTTGTAGACGGAAATGGGACGGCGCTTGTTCCAGTAGAAGTGATCGACGACCGGAAAGCCAAGATCTTCCATCCGACGAGGTGAGATAACTCGCACGTTCACATAGTCACCCTCGGGGGTGAGTTCTGCGACCGTGTAGAGGTATCCATCTCGATAGATGTTGTCACTGACTTTGAGGTCTTCGACCTTCACTGTGGTGGGATTCGACATGTTGATTCCAATCTGTGGGTGGTCATCTTAGCCCATGTAATTAGTTCAGCCGTCGCTTTGGTGCCTCCTCTTTCGGCCATGCCTTCTTCGCAAAGGCGCTGGCTTGGAAGTTCTTCTTGCGGTGGAGAGCACGCCAGATAGCCTGGTCGATGATGGACCGAGACTTGAAGATGTAGTAGTGCATGACATCAAACGGCGTGTTCATTCGGTCGATGCGACCTTTGGCTTGGTGGAAGTTGCGGTAGGAATATGGCAGGCTGTAGAACACGATGGTGTCTGTGTCCACACAGTTCCAGCCTTCACTACCCGCTTGGTACTGCACGAGGTACAGCCATCGATCGTGGACCAATGGGATGTCCTGGTGGTAGTGACCGTTCCACTCAGCTGTCGGAATATCGCACTCGGTCATGAGGGTACGAAGGATCTCGAGCTCGTAGTCGTGGTTGTAGAACACGATGACCTTCGGGTGATCCTGCATGATCTTCTTGAGAGCTTCG